ATAGCATTTTTTGCCTTGTTCGGCGTTACGGTGCGTGTTACTACTTCCATATCGTATTCCTTCTATGTTTATCAGTGCCTATAACTTAATATAACACATAAAACACAAAGGTCAACCTTTTTTTGCACGATTCATTGCTTTTGTTAGTCCATATTTACGTAAATCACCACTGAAAAGTCCTAGTTCTACAGCTTTCTTTTCATTAGTAACCGTTATACTTCTGTTTGTTAGGTAATAAGGACAATCAATAAACTTATCTAAAAATATTAATATTTGGGTAGTAATGGGCATATCTCTTGGATATGGAATATCATAAGTTTGTAAGCCTATTTCGTTTATTACATCAAATCCATCTTCTGTAAGGCGTAAACCACCCTCTTCTTTGTCTCTAGTATTATACCACCATATAGGCATAAATTCTTTTACGCTTATATCGTTATAACTTTTGCCTTGTTCTTTGAGAAATAATTTGGTATATGTAATTTTATTAGGCATTGTTGGTTAATGTTTCGCCTTCAGTGAGTTTTACAACAGTAAACTCATCTGTTTTGAACATTTGATTTAATTTTTTTGCTAGATTAAAAGCATGACCTGGATTTGAAAAACTTGTTTTTTTATATTTAGGACCAGGATAACTTGTAAGTGCATTAGATGATTTTAAGTTAAATGGTTTATCTTTGTAAAATACTGCCCATATAGCTTCTGCATCTAAAACTTGTTCGCACTTATAGGTAGTGCCATTTGTATATTCTAACAAAATATGTGGTTTAGGCCTACTCATATTAACTCCTATTATATACGTATATATTTATCCTTTTTGAGTTAACTGGTAGTTTATTTCCATTCACCGCTATCCATGGAAATTTCTATTACTTGTTCTTGTTGCATCTTTTTCACTTGATCTGCAACAAATTTTTCTAAGTCTCCATGCATTCTTGTCATTACAAGTCCTAGTGTACTTGCTAATGTTTTTGCAGTGTTAATATCCATTCTTACTTCTTTGGCTCTACTAGCTTCGGCACTTTGTACCTGTTGTAGAAACTGTTGTATAGCAGAAGTATTAATTGGCTCTGTTGACATTGCTTAATGCGGCTTTCATTTCAAATTCGGTCTTAAATGGTCCCATAAACTCATTACGCTCAATAGTAATTAGCTTCGGACAAAAACTTTTTAACCAATTTACATTGAATTTTACAAGATAATATCCTGCACAATATATACTTTTTGACTTCTCACTCTTTGTAAACAGTGGTAATTTTTGTTGTATATCAAACATACTGTTAAAAGGTTTAGTTCTTGTAGGATATCCATGAACTTCTTTAAGATTTTGTGTTGCATTGTTATTTTTAATTTTTGCAATTAAAAAATCTTTACCAAACTTCTTTTTCAAAGCATTTTCTGATTTGAATATTTCAACACTGCTTTTACTTGACATAACAAAGCCGTCATCTTCTTTGCTAAGTGTACCTACTCTTACACCTTCATTTTCTACAATCCAAAATTTGTTTTTTAGTACAGGTTTTGCTGTAACTGTCATATATTATACCTCGCTTGTAATGGTTCTGCATATTGTGCGGCGTTATCTGCAATACGTTGTAGATCCCACTTTGCACAAAACTTCATTAGTCGCATACCTACTTGACTAATATTTTTACTTTCTACTGATTGTATGGTATTATTTATTTCTTGTTTGATATGTTCGGGCTGTGCAGTCAAGTCACATAGTGTAACATTGCGATTGTAGTCATCTAATACACGATGTTCTTCGCCATTGTGATCTACCCAACGCTGTAACATCATGTTATTCCAGTTAAAGCCTTTTGTTGCTTTGTCTTCAAATGCTTCAACAAGACCTACTTTGTTCTTAGTGCCTTTCTTTCGAACACCTGGATAAGCACTAAACACGTTGTCACTAGTGTCACCACGCATACACTTTTCAAACAACATAAACGCAGGATCTGGAGCAGGCTTAGGTTCGCCTGTTTTTTTATCTATAACAGGTTGACGTTTTTTGTCATCGAAGTAACCTTCGTGTGTAATAATAGTATTACTTACACCATTATATTGCTGAACATTAGGCGAAATAAGTTGTGCAAAATCACCATCTGTACTAACAATAACATGTTTATCGTTAGGATGATTTTGTACCCAACCTGCAATCAAATCATCTGCTTCTAGTACAGGATTATGTAATACAGTGCAGTTTGTCTTGTTGCCTACAAAGTCTTTGAACTCGTCAAATATTTCCCAAAACACTTTATCTTCTTCTGCTTCACGCGGAGAAAGTGCATCACGTGCTTCTTTGCGATTACGCTTGTAAGGCTCATAATAGTCCTTACGCCAACTGCGGCCTTCTAAACAGAAAACAACGTGTGAACCATCAAAGTCCTGCCACGCTTTCTTGATGCTGTTAAGTGTGATGTGCATAGCCATGCCAACCTTAGTATCGATATCGCCACGTACAACATGACGAGCACGGAAAAAAGTGTTAGCAGTATCAATTAGGATGTAAGTCATAAAACTCTTCTTCTACATAACGTTTCAGTTCATGGTCACCGATATTATCAGGAACCTCTCTCTTGTAGAATAAGCGATAGCTATCGCTACCATATTTGCCTATTCCATGTAACATTGTAGCATCTTCTCCGTCCCATGTCAAGAAATCATTACTCATACGTTTCAAACGGTTATACCTAATGTTAACCATTCCTAAACTTTCTATGATGCTTTTAACAGTGTTTGCTGGTGTATTCAAAAAATGTACAGGCGTAGGAGCAACAGTAAATAATATGGGTAAAACTTTTTTTACTTGTTTTCTACCTGTGCAATTCAAACAAATTACACCAACCATATGTTGCCAAACAGTTTCTACTTGCTGTTGGACCATAAGGTCATCTCTCATGAAACCTCGCTTTTTCCTTTGCTAATAGGTACAACATTTATATACCCTGCGTTTCTATTTGTATCCATTCCTTCTTCACTTAACATATTATATACTATATCTCGGAACCATCTGTCAACCACTTCTTCTTCTGGATCGCCTTCTTCTCCATATCCTGATTCGAGAAGTTGTTCAATAAAATATTCGTTCCAATCTAACTCAAAAAATCCATTTCTTACGTTATCTTGATTGACTTTAACATCGAGTACATTTACCCAAGGTTCTTTCTTTTTTGTAGCATATGCTTTAGGATCACGTTTTTTCAATGATTGCATTTCTTTGGCTTCCAAAGCAGCCGCCTCTTCTGCAAGACGTTTTTCTTCTGCTTCAATACCGGTTACTTTTTTTAGCCATTGTTTCATATTAATTTCCTTATCTTTTCATATTCTTCTTCGCTTTTTATGCCTTTAGGAATACTGTCTAAGTTTTCTTTAAGTTCCCCAGGCATTTCCGAATAAGCTGATGTGTAGTCTGGGCGAGAACCTCCACCCTCGTTCCATACAGAGGTTCGCCACCTCTTGTACGTTGAGAGTGTATTCTTCCGACCTACCCCCAAGCGGCATAAGATATACAGGGACGTCCACGCCTGCTTCACGATATGCATCAACTGCTCTAGCAACTTCATCAACATCGTCTTGATCAGCAACAACAAACTTAAAATACATATCACTGCCATCAACACAGGAATACTCACGAGCAACATCAGGCTTAATAGCATCATCCCAAGACTCGCCCGAAACGGATAGCTTTGGTGAGCAACTAAAAGTGAGCTGAATTCTTTCGTGACCGTTGAGATAGTTGTAGAAGTCGTTGTGTAAATTTTGTGTAGTGTTGGTTTCAATTGTGACATTCTTCAAATCCTTCATACGTGGATGTTCAAATAATTCTACGTACAATCGTTGCCACGCCAACAAAGGTTCGCCGCCAGTAAGTATTAAGTGTACATCCTGACCATTATCCATAGTCCACTTGCCTTCTGGTAATAAACTTAGCAAATGTTCTACAACTTCGTCTACGCTTTTAAGCATATTGAAATGCTTAAACTCTGGATAGATACTTGCGTATGTATCACAGCCTGTGTGTACAATAGGCAAGTCATTAAATTCTTTTGTAGTTTCATGCACTTTATCTGCAAGAAGTTGTTTTACTTCTGCATTGTAACGTTCGCCTTTTGCATGTTGATCCCAACGGCTACCAACACTTTTATCAACACCAAAGTTCATGCAACGAAAGTTACAACCGAAGGTGCGTAGGAATACACTGGGCACTCCTACAAATTTGCCTTCGCCTTGAACTGAATAAAATGCTTCGCTATAGCGTAACTTCATTACAGTTCCTCCGCAATACCAAGTAATTCAGCAACAAGAAAACCACTTGCTAACCAAACTACACTGCCTGTATACAAGCATACAGCACATCCTGCTATACGCACAGCACTTTTAACTAAACTAATATAAAAGTGTTTTTTACTTACATCTACTGGTTCTGTCATCTTGGTGCAAACTCCTGTTGTAGTTTGATGTTATCAAAAAACTCTTTCTTTGTGCCTGGATCTGTTTTGAAGGCACCTTTTAGCACACTTGTTTGTGTTAACGAACTATGTGCCATAATGCCTCTGTTTTCACAACAACCGTGTGTTGCTTGGATATAAACGCCACAATCTTCAGCACCTGTAACTTTCATAATTTCTTTAGCAATATCCATAGCTAGTTCTTCTTGCAGTGTGCCACGTCTTGCACACCACTGTGCAATGCGTGTATACTTGCTGAGTCCAATTAGTTTATCAGCAGCAAGAATACCAATATATGCTACACCACTTACTGGCTGATGATGATGCGAACAAACACTTTTTAGTTCACTACGAACAACAAGCATACCATCATACGCATCGTCTGTATGATTAGGAAAACTTGTAGCGTTAGGCATTGGATAATAACGTCCACGCAATAGTTCGTGGATATACATCTTTGCCAAACGCTTTGCAGTTTCGTTACTGTTAGGATCGTTTTCAGTATCGATAATTAATGTGTCTAACACATCTTGAAATTTGTATGTAAGTTCGTTTTGTATTTCATGTAATTCAAACTCACTGATATGCTCGCTGATGTTATCATTAGCATAAAAACGCACGTTATTTTTCTTTAGTCTTTCACGCACAACTTGACTAACTTTTACTTCTTCTGTCATTTATTTCTCCGAGTTATAGACGAGGATGTCTATTGTTTATAATAACACTATTTAGATTATTTGTCAACACTTGCACTAAAATATTTTTCAATCATTTCAATACGATCACTGGCTGCTGCCATAGTGTCTAGTTCTTGTTGAATAGCTTCAACAATATCTGCATGTTCACCAATACCTACTGATTGGTTCATATATACCATAATGTTTGTTTTTGCTCTTTCAAGCTCACCTT